AGTGCAATTACTCCACCAGTATTACAAATTAATTTAATGGGTATGATTATGTTAAAACATGTTCATAGTTTTTTCAATATGTGTCCATTACTTAAAGGTGTATTTATGAAAATTACATTAAATTTAAATAATACAACAACTAACATTGTGTCAGTTTTAAATGCATCTGCGGCTGGTACACCATCTGCTGCTGGTTTACATTTTGGGCAAGTTTCAAATGCTGTTGGAGGTGTTAATCCTTTAATGATTGCGGCTCCTACATCATCAAATGGAAGTGTTGTATTACAGACTATGTCAGGCGCTGGTGCTGCATTTGGTGTGGCCGGAGGTACAACAGTATTTAATTATACTGCTAATGTTTCCGTTGGTGCAACATGTTTAGAAAATTCTATCAAAAACACTACCGGTGTAACAACTGGAAGCCTTGCAAAATCAATTTACTTATATGTACCCGCCTACACATTTAATCCAACATTTGAACAAGCTTATCTATCTACTCCAGTAAAACAAATCAATTATACCGATATTTACCAATACCAAATTACAAATGTCGCCGCTAATGGTATGATTAACAATCTTGTGACAAACGGTATTGCAAATATCAAATCAATCCTTGTACTTCCATACTATAGCCCCCTTGCTGGGTCTGGTGTTACAAATCTTAAATCTAACTTAAGTATTAACAGTAATACTAATATCTTACAAGGTCTTCCAGTTTACCAAAGCCCATTCGATCCTGCGGGAACTGGTACTACTTCCCCATTATGCCATATTAGTAACTTCAATGTACAAATTTCTGGTCAAAATGCCATCTATAACCTTCAGAAATACAACTTTGAACAATTCAATAATCAACTTTATGGACAGAATGCTGTTAATGGTGGGCTTACTGATGGTTTAACATCTGGTTTAGTTGGACGAAATGAATTTGATATGTCATACTGTTATTACTATGTCAATGTCGAACGTATGCTTCCAGTTGAACAAAGTGTACCTAAATCTGTACAAATCATTGGTCAAAACTTATCATCCAAATCATGTGATTACTGGGTGTTTGTTGAATACGGGGTCAGTATCTCGATCGATGTATTAACAGGTGCTAGGGTTTAACGGGGTTTAAAAACATCAAATTTATTTAAAGATATATTTAGTATATATATTAATGATATAATTATATTGTTCCTAGAATAAACCCTAAGGAAATAATAATGAATTATTAATAATTAATTATCAGATAATAATAATTAATTATTAGATAATGATAAACTATTTAAAAGAATAATGATTTGATTATTAATGCATACAATTCAGATCGACGCAAGTCCCCATCAATTAAGGAAATTAAAAAAAGGCCATAAGGTTCGTGTAAAGAAAGGTACTGGTTTTGAATTACTAGTCCATCCAACAACCTATAATATTGTTTCAAGGGCTTTTAATAAAGGTAAAGGATCACAAATTCAATTAAGTCCTGAAGAACAAGAAGCTAATAAAACAATTTTAAAAGCAATTAGTCCTGAAGCTCATAATCCATCATTAAAACCAACTGCACCAACCATGACTGCCCCAAAACCTGTTAATATGGCCGGTAGTGGTATATCATCAAAATTAAAACTAGCTGATACGCTCAATAAACATTTAGGAACTAATTACGGATATCTAGCCCGTGCCGGTATGGATAACGCTATCAATGGAATGCATAGCGCTGTTATGGCAAAACATGGAATTGATTCAAGATATGCTATGGCACCAATACAAGCACCATTAGGACCATTAGGCCCACATTCTCGTATAGTTGGTGGTACAATTGAAAAATCAACTGTTGGATTAAAAGGAAGTATGTTACATGCATATACCCCTCCTGCATTAGTGTCTCAACCATTTAGTGCTAACTTTCAATTCCAACATTTTCTTCCTCCTCAATACCAACACTTTAACACCGGTGCGCATACTGATGTTATGGGTGGGTCTGGTCTTTATGTGTGATAATACATAAAGAAAAGATTTTATATTATATTAATAATGTCATTAACCGATACACAAATTACAAATTTATGTAAGCGTATGCAAATACCACTAGCCGATATAGTTTTTAAAGATGAATTACATACTCCATTAGAATACAATAAGGCGTACTTTGTAAATTTAGAAGATAGTCATAATGAGGATGGGTCAGAAAACGATGGAACACATTGGACATATTTACAACTTGTAAAATATCCCAATGGTAATATAGCAAAGATATTCTTTGACCCATATGGTGCGCCTCCTAGTGAGAATATTAAAAAAGTAGTTAAAGAAACAACTAAAACAGAAGGTCTTCCATATACTGAAAAGGATATCCAAAGTCTCATGAATAATGCATGTGGTTGGTATTGTCTAGCTTTAGGACACTTTATTAATGCATCTAAATACAGATCTGGATATTTATATGATGATGTTAACTGTTTTATGGATATGTTTGAAGACCTTAATAAGTCAATAGACTTTAAAAAAAATGAATATATACTAAAACATTTTTTCAGATCAGAAGACCCAACATTACGTAAAGAAATTGATGTCATAACAAGTCAAGATGAAAAAGGCGGAATAGATGCTTTTAAAATTCCAGTTGATGTTAAAATGATGAAGTAAGAGATATAAAGACATAATTTCATTATATATATAATGAGCGAAATCGAATCAGTAAAGTATAGTTCATATACACCTGCACAAAAGAAAGCATCACAATTATATAGACAAAAGAATAAAGATAAAATTAATGAACAAAGAAAAAAATATTATCAAGAGAAAAAAGCTAAAGACCCCAATTTTTTAGAATACAAACGGATTAAGGCGAAAGAATATTACGAAAAAAAGAAACTAGATAAAGTAGTAAAACCTGAAACCACCCCAGTATTAGAAGAAATAAAAGTATTAGAAGAACCAAAGATTGATGTAGTTGATACTAATGGATTATTAAAAGTAATCATTCCAGAAACTATGCTAGTCAAAGCTCTTGAAGCATCAGAAACAAAATTACCACCAGAAATCCATATTGAAGATGAACCATCATCGCCACCAGAAAACACCCATAAGAAAAAAAAGAAGACAAGAACTAAAAAATAAACAAATAAAATAGTACCATATATGGTACAACAAGCATGTGTGGCGGAGTAGTCGAACGCAATGGTCTTAAACACCATCACTGTAGTGGTCTCATGGGTGCAAATCCCATCACATGCACCAAGGTTCTATAGCTCAGTTGGTTAGAGCATGCGACTGTTAATCGCGAGGTCATAGGTTCGATCCCTATTAGAGCCGTATCAATTTTATTGTATCATATATGGTACAATAAAATTAAATTCTTTTTATTTTAACTTTATAATTATAATCAATATAATCTTTAATATATATCTCTAAATAATTAATAAGATCGCCTTGAAATTGTATCAATATATCATTCCCGCATAATTTAAATGTTCCATTACAACCATTCTTTTTCTTGATTGTTTTAATATGACCCTTAAGATCTTCTATTGGTATATCCCACCCAATAAGAAATGTATTCTTTTTACGACCAGTAGTTTCAACCCATATTTCTATAGTCTTTTCTTTTGTAAATAATTCTGATTCTATATCAAAAGGATTATTCATTATTAGTATATATATCTTTCCTTTATATTATTTATCATCGTCATGTTCTTCATCGTCATAAAAATGATATTTAAATTCCCTTTCTAATTTAGCTTGTATATATGGGGTCTGCCATCCTTCACCACGATATGGTAATGATAGGGCAATTTTCTCAAGTGTATTTTCGATGGATTCAATACGTTTTGAATGCACATCAACCGATTCTATATATCCCAAATGACCTTTCATTATAGTTGTATGATCCTGATGGATTTCATCAATCTTTTTTTTAATTTTACAAATTGTATATATTCCAATGATGGAAGAGCATACGGGAATCAAATATACTAAATCAAAATCAAGTTTCATTATAATATATATATAACATACCTTTATATTATAATACAAATAATCTATAATAATACATTATTAAATTAAAAACGCGGAAGAACCACAAAATTAGTGTAAAGAATCATTAAAATTAGTGTAAAGAACATGATAATAGCACGGGATTATCCAATAATTAATCATTAAATTAATATTATGTAGTAAAATACTTAAGATAATGATTAATTAAAAATTTTTAATTAATATTAATATATAAATTATGATGTATTATTCATATATTAAGCTTAATAATCAAATAATCCGCGCCGTTTTAGATAGGTTTCATGTAATTTAGTGTATATTCCAATATTCCAATTCCAATTTATATTATATAAAAAGTATATATAATATAAATTTAATTATACTAAGTTTGTAAAAACTCCAAATTTTTGGAATTAACTTTTTCTTATTATATTATCAATAGACGGAGACCGACTAGGTTGTCCTGATGTT